ATTTATGAAGTAGAATACGACAACACTAATCAAAAAGATGAAACTTGGTATATCAATACCGATCTATCTTTTGCTTTTGCAGGTGGAAAAATTACAGCAAGCTATGGCTCAGCAACAGCTAGACCTCATGCCGATGTTTTATTTACAGCACAAGATGAATCTGATGGAAAAGGTACTGAAGGTGAAGTTGCAGTTGAAGGATTAAAAACAATTAAAATTAGAGAAATTAAAAAACAAGCTGCTGGAGAATTAGCAAAAACTGATTGGTATGTTGTTAGAAAAGCAGATGCAGGTACAGCAGTGCCTTCTGCTATTACAACACACAGAGCTGCGGTTAGAACAAAAGCTGCTGAACAAGAAACTGCAATTACAAATGCAGCAGATACTGCAGCTATAGAAACTTTATATACTTATGTTGATGGTTCAAGACCATTAGGTGAACTTCCAACATTGGAGAGTTAATGCCTTTAATTTTACCAGGAAATGTAGCATCAGCATTAGGTGGAGCATACGAAATAGCCAATTCCTGTCGGTTTGATCGTGGAAGTAATCCACATATGACTAAAACTCAAAGTGATGGAGATAGAGATAAATGGACTTATTCTTGTTGGTTTAAATTAGGAGCTACTTTTGATGCAATAAGATATTTATTAACTGCTAAAACAGATGCTACTAATTATGTTACGATAGAAATGGATTCAGCTAATAGAATTCGATTTGGAAATTTAGTTGGTGGTAGTTACAATGGTTTTAAAAAAACTAACGAATATTGGAGAGATGTCGGAGCTTGGACGCATATAGTTTGTGTTTACGATTCTGAAAATGGAACAGCAGCACATAGAATGAGAATTTATATTAATGGTACAGAAATAACTTCTTGGGCAACAGATACTACAACAGATCAAAATCAAGATAGTGCTATGAATTATAGTAGTGCAGATGTTCGTGTTGGAAATTTAGATGGTGAATCGTCTTGGTGGGATGGTTATATGGCTGAAGTTTGTTTAGTAGATGGCTCAGCATTAGCACCCACTTCTTTTGGAGAGTTTGATGAAGATAGTCCAACAATATGGAAGCCGATAGATGTATCAGGATTATCATTTGGAACAAACGGATTTTATTTAGATTTTGAAGCAAGTGGTAACCTAGGAAACGACGCAAACGGCGGCACGGACCTCACAGAAGCTAATATAGCCGCAACAGATCAAAGCATAAGTACACCTACAAACAACTATGCAACACTCAGTCCATTAATAAAAGGATCATACGCAACTCTTACACAAGGAAATTTACATTTAAATGGCAATACTGCTTCTGATGGTGGTAGTTGTTATGCAACAATGTCATTTCCTAAAAGTGGTAAGTGGTATCTGGAAGAAAAAATGACAGATGCAGTTGGTCAAATGCCTGAAAGTGGTATTCAAAATGATGCAGAAACAAGTGCATTTCAAGCAAATTTAAATAACTCAAGTGGTATGACTTATAAAACAAATGGATCAAGTATTAATTGTTCAGGAAATATTATGCTTGATGGAAGTTCAGCACATTCAATTGATTCAATAGCTGATGGAGCAATTAAACAATTTGCAATTGATATGGATAATGGAGCAGTTTATTATGGATTAAATAACACTTGGTATAATTCAGGCGATCCCGAATCAGGAGCAAGTAAAACAGGTGCTATTGATACTTGGACTGCTGGAACACGAACAAATACAGTTTATGGAACAACAGCCTATAATGGTTCTGATAGTGAAACTAATTTTGGTGATCCAACTTATGCAAATTCTTCTGATGCGGCAGATGCCGATGGATCAGGCAAATTTGAATACAGTCCCCCCTCGGGATATTTTGCATTAAATTCTAAAAACATTGGTGAGTATGGAGGTTAAATGGCAGCTTATACAACAATAGACGATCCTCAACAGTATTTCCAAACAGCTCTCTGGACAGGAAATGCAACTGCACGAGATATTACATTTGCTGGCACAAATGATATGCAACCTGATCTAGTTTGGATAAAAGAACGTAGTGCAGTTGAAGGACATAAACTTTTTGATGCTGCACGAGGTGCTACAAATTTAATACAATCAAGTAGTGCAGGACCTGAACAAGATCAAGATACTTCATTAACAGCTTTTAATTCTGATGGTTTCTCCTTGGGTATAGATACTGGCGAAATTGTTAACGATAATGGTGTTGCGACTGTAGCTTGGTGCTGGAAAGCTGGTGCTGGTGCTGGTTCATCAAATACAGATGGTTCAATCAATACAACAACAACAAGTGTTTCAACAACAGCTGGTTTCTCGGTTTCAACATATTCTGGTACAGGCAGTAATGCTACAATTGGGCATGGACTTGGAGTTGTTCCAGAAATGCTCCTTTTTAAAAGACGTAATGCCTCAAGTGAAGTTTTAGTTTATCACAAAGGTTTTGCTTCTGATCCACACACAGACTATATGGTTATGCACGGAACGGGAGCAGTGGTAGATGATGCGACTGCTTGGCAAGATACCGCGCCTACTTCAACTGTTTTTTCAATAGGTACTTATACTGATATTAATGCAAGCGGTGGAACAATGGTTTGTTATGCTTGGGCAGGCAAACAAGGTTTTAGTAAATTTGGATCATATGAAGGTAATTCATCAAGTGACGGAGCTGTAGTTTATACGGGCTTTTCTCCAGCTTTTCTTATGGTGAAGTGCGTTTCAAATGCCTCGACTGATTGGATGGTAACGGATAACAAGAGATCACATAATAAAGATAGTGCTTATAATAATTGGCAGTTAAGAATGAATGCTACTGACGCAGAAGAAAATGGAACAGTCGGTGTGGATTTTTTACATAATGGGTTCAAGTGGCGTGATAGTGCCAACGATGCCAATGTAACTGGCAGAAGGTATTTATATATGGCGTATGCTCATGCACCTATGGTAAATTCAAATGGTGTACCTTGCACGGCAACTGCCGCAACTGGTGGAAGAGGTTAATTATGCTACAAAAAGTAAAATTTGCACCTGGATTTAATAAACAAGTAACCGCAACGGGTGGCGAAAACCAATGGGTCAGTGGTGACTTTGTTCGTTTTAGATATGGCACACCTGAAAAAGTAGGCGGTTGGGCTCAGCTAGGAGACAATACACTTACAGGAAGAAACACAGCATTACACCACTTTGTTAGTTCAGCAGGTATCAAGTATGCTGCATTAGGAACAAACCGATTTTTATACGTCTATTCAGGAGGAGCTTTTTATGATATAACTCCTCTTAAAAGTACAACAACTTTAACCAATGCCTTTACAACAACACAAAGCGATGCAACAGTTACGATCACGTTTGCGAGCGCTCATGGGATATCTAAGTTTGATATTATACGTTGCGATAATTTTAGCTCTGCTACCAATTCTAATTTTGATTCTGATGATTTTGACGATACGAATTTCATGGTCACCTCCGTCCCGTCTAGCACAACCCTTACAGTCGAAATGGGATCGGTCGAAAGTGGATCGGGAGCCAGTACATCCGGAGGAGTAAGAGTTAAACATTTTTATTCTATTGGACCAGCGGTTGAAGAATCTGCTGCTGGTTGGGGTTTAGGTTTATGGGGTGGTACCGTTGCTGGAGAACTTACAGCAACCTTAAATGGCGCTTTAACAAGTGGTTCATCAAGTGTTGTACTATCAGATTCAGCTTCTTTTCCAGCTTCAGGAACGGTTTTAATTGACAGTGAGCGTATTGCTTATACAACAAATACAACAGGAACGAATACACTATCAGGTCTTACAAGAGGTGCGGATAACTCGACTGCTGCATCACACTCAGATGGTGTAACAGTAACTGATGCATCAGACTATACAAAATGGGGTGCATCACAAACAGGAGATATTATAACTGCTCCTGGTCTCTGGACACTTGATAATTTTGGAAATAAACTTATAGCAACGATTGTTGATGGCTCGTCTTTTGAATGGGATGCCAATGCAGCAGGAGCAACGTCCACTCGTGCAACGGTTATATCAGGTTGCCCAACAGCAACAACACAAACTTTAGTATCTACACCCGATCGGCACTTAGTTGCTTTTGGTACAGAAACAACGATTGGTACAACATCAACACAAGATGATATGTACATAAGATGGTCTGATCAAGAATCATTAACATCATGGACACCTACAGCAACTAACACTGCTGGTACACAGCGACTTGCAGATGGTACAAGAATTGTCGGAGCGCTAAGAGGTCGTGATGCCATTTATATTTGGACAGATACGTCTATGTTTATTATGAGATTTGTAGGTTCACCTTTTACTTTTTCTTTTCAACAGGTTGGTACCAACTGTGGACTCATTGGTAAAAATGCAGCGGTAGAAGTTGATGGATCAGCTTACTGGATGTCAGAAAATGGTTTCTTTAGATATACAGGTAGATTAGAATCACTGCCGTGTTTAGTTGAAGATTATGTTTATGATGATATTAACACAGTTAATAAAAATCATATCTATGCAGGATTAAATAACTTGTTTGGTGAAGTGACATGGTTCTATCCTGGAAGTGGTGCAGCATCAAATAATAGATCAGTGATTTATAATTACATGGATTCAACACCTGAACGACCTGTATGGACAACAAGTTCATTAGCAAGATCAACATGGGCAGATTCTGCAATTTTTGGCAAGCCGCATGGAACGGAGTATGATTCAAGTTCAACAAGTGATGCAACAGTGGGTAATACCGATGGTTGCACAACATACTATGAACATGAAACAGGCAACAATCAAATTAAAGCTGGAACATCAACAGCCATTACAGCTAATATACAATCAGGAGATTTTGATTTGGGTCAACAAGGACTTGCTGGTGATGGTGAACTGATGATGAAAATAAGAAGAGTATTACCAGACTTTTTATCACAAACAGGTGAAACAAGAGTAACATTGAATTTAAAAAATTATCCAACGGATTCGGAAGCAAGTTCTTCATTAGGTCCTTTTGATATTACAACAAGTACAACTAAAATAGATACGCGCGCGCGTGCACGTGCGATCGCTTTAAAAATATCTAATACCGGTTTAGCACAACACTGGAAAGTGGGTACGTTTAGATTAGATATACAACCTGATGGAAGAAGATAATGTCTAGTTTAACAGATAAATATACAAAAAATTTTAGTCCAGGAAAACGAAAAGCATTTGAACAACGTGTATTTGATATGCTTGGTAATATGTCAGAATTATCGGCAATACAGTTAGTCTTAGCAGAAATGAGAGACAATAAAAAATCAGGTGGATTAATAGATAAACCTTTAGGACAGGGAGGAAAAAAATAATGGCTAGAATAGTACAATCTTTAACACAACCATTACCCCAATATGATCAACAGGTTCAACAATCTTTTGTAAGAGATGTAGATTCTGTGGTACAAAAACTTAACACAACGTTTCAACAAGATATCAAAGAGGAAGCAGAAGCCATTGCTTTATTTTTAGCTTAATGTCAAACGCATTTGTCAATAAAAAAGTAGATTTAACGAGCACGAGTGCTACAACAATCTATACTGTGCCAACAGCAACAACCGCTGTCATTAAATCTATTCTTGTATCCGAAGATTCTGGTAATGCTGATACCATTACTGTAACCATAACCGACACTGATTCAGCTGTTTTTAGTCTATTTAAGACTAAGGCTATATCAGCAAACGCAACATCAGAGCTGTTAACAGGTCCTTTAGTCGCTGAGGAGAGCGAAGTTATAAAGGTTACCGCAGCGACTGCTAATAGGCTTCATGTGGTGCTATCAGCCCTTGAAATAAAGCCTAGAGAAGTTACAACATAAGCTTGATTTATTAATATAAATTAAGTAATAATATAAACTCAGGTGAAAACCCTGCCTTTAAT